GTACTGGTTAGTACGTACTGCACCAATGCTGCCTGTTTGATCGGCATATGGGTTTGCAATCATTCCATATCGTGTTTTAAAACCGATTTTTGGTTGAAATGAATTTTCCCCTACTGCTCGTACCATAGTTAGCGGTACGTATGGGCAATAGAAAAGACCTGCATCATATGGGTTAGGTCCTTTATAACCTACGTTGACATAGTCAATGTTGGCGTATGGATCGATATAAACTTTCATTCCACCGGAAATTGTTCCAGCAAATGTGTTTCCTGTGTCGTCCACTGAAAGGTTTGCATTACCCTGAATTGCAGGTGTATAGTCTAGCATGCCAGATGCTGAAAGAGCAGCAGCCACATCAGATGAACACAAGATAAAGTTACCTTTACCTCTTCGTGTTTCTTTTGCGATTACGTTAGCTTCTCTCATTAACTGAACTAGAAGACCTTTATACTTCTCAACTGACCAACGGCCATCTGAATCAGCATTCACATCAAATGTACCATCTGTTGTGATGTCAGCTTGAATCGAACCTTGCTTAGCTCGTGAGTTGATAGTTCTAACAACTTCTCTGTTGATTTCCGCAAGAATTTCAGCAGATAGAATGTTAGCCAACTCGGACTCAGCATCAAGACCGTGAATTGCTTTAAGGTCCTGAGCAAGTTCCATGGTGTATTCTGCTTTAAGAGCACGTGATTTCGCAGTCACAGTTGTTTTTGCGATTGAGAAAGCCATCTCTTTAAAGTTTGTTCCACCACCGTCGCCAAGAGCTTCAGCAGCATCCGTTGTCATACCAGAACCAAGACCGAATGCGTCTTCAACTGTGTCTGAACCGGAGTCAGCAGAAGATTCACCAGTTGTTCCTGGAGGGTTAATATCGCCAACCAAGGATGATGAACCACCACCTTGAGTACCGGCACCTGAGAAGTCTGAATCGGCTTCATTAAATAGTGCTTCAGCACCAGTTTGTGAAGTGACGTGTGACTTCATTGCAAAGATAAGACCTGTTGGTCCTGTCATTGGCTGCACACCACAGATGTCGTATGCGAGTAGATTTGGCATAGCTCTTCGAACTAAGCCGATAAGAATTGGATCCCAATTCGCGATATTTGAGTTTACGTTATTAGCCGCAACTTCGTTCAATTGAAAACCCTGATGATTACGCTCTTCTTGAAGAGCTTTTTCAGTATTTTCTAGAACAGTAGCAGTAACAGCTTTCCTATGCCTGTCAACAAGCTTAGGCGCATCTTCACTATCGAGAATAGGTTGCCACTTCTCCAAAAGTTTATCAGTAGTAAACATTTAAGTTCTCCCTATTACTGTTTAAGCGCTTTAAGGTAGTGCGACATTCTATCTGAAACTTCTGGAGTTTCAGCAGATTCGTCAAGTGCCACTGCCTCAGTTGGTTTTGCCTCAGCAGCTTTTTTGAAATATGACTCCTTAAGTGTTTCAATCTTCTGACGATAGTCATCAGCTGAATCATAAGTAGTGCTTTCAGCAAGCTTCTTTAGCTTTTCGGTTTGTGCCTCAGAAAGATCGGAAGCAGTTTCACGGATAATAGTATCCTTAGAGAGTTCTGCATTAGACTCTTTAAGTTTAATATTGTCTTCCATGGCATTTGACAATTGATCTTCTAGATCGTCGTTCTTCTTGGCAAGTTCATCAACAAGATCGACTTTTTCTTCTGGAACATCAATATAGTGCTCATTGAAAACACCGTGTAGTGCTTTAATGAAAGACTCTGAGATCTCTGTGCGTAAGCCGCTTTCGATCGCAATTTTATTATCTTCCATCCATTTTTCTACGACGTAGTTTAAGTACCCATCAACTTTGTCAACGACTTCTTCATGGATACGTTGGGTTTCTTCGGCCAACTCTTCTTTAAATTGCTCATCAAGCTTATTGACATGATCTGTCACTTTTGCATTGACAGCAGCTTCAAAAATAACTTCCGCTTTTGCACGGAAACCATCTGATAGAGTTGCTTCAGTTTGTACGAGAGCATCTAGATCATCGTCAAAGCTATTTTCAACCATAGCCTCTCCTTCGATCTCTACACCTTCTGGATGATATGAACTGTACATTTTAGACATTTCGTCTTTCTTCATACCGTTCATTTTAGTAAACATAGCATTGACCATTGCCATTTTAGTCATAGGTGCAGGTTTACCCTGACCTGTTCCTGGCTCTTTAGCTTTTGCAGGTGCACTTGCCTTAGCGGCCTTTGCATCTGTTTCAGCGGCTTTAGCGCCGTCAACTTCAGGAGCAGCTGCCATTTCTGGCATCTTCTTCTTATGTTTCATTTCCTCCAAAGACTCCTCTTGTTCATCAACAATTTCATCCTGGAGTTGGTCTTCAACTATGTCCTCATTTTGGACTTCATTAGACATTTTTTACTCCTCCGAGTTTAAAGATTAGAGAGGAAATCTTTGAAAGCTTTCATCTGCTTAGCAGGTGAAGGTGCTAACTTAATTTCAGTCTCGAGTTTTTCAATTTCTTGACGCTTAAATGTACCGTTTTCCAGTATCCATTCAACACCTTCCATGATGCCATTAACGTAAGCACCAGGAGCTGATGGATCCTGAACGATATCAACGGCATTTAACATAAAGTCAGGCTTTACGTAATTAATACCATTTCTAGGTTCAAGACTACCCATACCACGACTTGACACACCCAACTGAACACCACCTTCAATCAGACCTTGCGCGATCTGACCCATAGGTGTATTCAATACAGTGGCCTTTCCTATCACATCATTACCTTGAAAATTTAACTCAGTAATTTTGTGGGAAACTTTA